GAACCCTCATATTCTAGCAAATTTTTAAGTGCTTGTCAAGTTTTTGGATATGCTGTTTTCGTACTCTTGATAGCATTATACCATATCCCTGTCTTTGCGTCCTCTCCAAACTTACCATCATCTATATCATGCCAGAGTTGATCTAACTGATCTGCCACAATATTATATCCTTCTTCTCTCCTGAGAATGGTATAATCTGGTGTGAAAGGTGCTTTTGCTGTGATCTGACTTCCCTCTTCTGCTGTAGAGTCATACTCATAGTCAATAGAGTCTGTGCCACTTGTCCAAGTGTCAGGGCCTGCGACCCATTTATAATCTGAGTGTACCTCTGCCTTCTTTGCTTCATCATCAACAATAGAAAGAACAACTCCGTTTGCTCCATTATGTGATGATTCTACTAGTGAAAAATTTGCCATGTTCTTAAGAATAACTGTAAACGATTACGCAACCCGCACCACCATCTGATGAGTTCTCTGCGTTTTGAGAATAATATCCCCAACCTCCACCAGACCCCCATTGACCTGCTGTTATGTTGTATGTTCCTCCACAACAATGGTGGTTTGACCCTGGCTTATGCCAGAATGATGAACCTCCACCACCTTCTCTGTTGTGGTCATGTGACATTTCTCCACCACCACCAGGGATATTGATGTCTCCACCACTGGCAGTTCCACCATGTCCACCTTCGTATGGACTATCTGATTGACCCCCTGCTCCACCAGTTGCAGTACAATATGAACCAAATGATGATGTGCCACCTGTGCTACCTCGTCCACCATTCCTTGCTCGTCTGCCACCGCCACCGTAACTATATGATACTGAATTCACACCTGATACATCAATCCATCTAATAGAAGTGCCACCACCTCCACCACCACAACCTCTGTAGTTGTTATCATTTATTCTTGCACCACCGCCACCACCAGTGACATATACTAAAACATTACTACAACCACTTGGTTTAGTCCATGTACCATTTCCACTTGATGTGCTATATGAATCATGAGTTCCGTTCTGCGATGTATATACGTTCAGTGCTAACAACCTTCCTTCCATCAAAGTTGGAACCCACTGCGAACCATTGTACATGATAGAATGATTAGCACTAGGACTCCCAGTCAACATTGCATTTATAGTACCTGCAGGTGCTGAGTTTAATGATGATGAGTCGCCAGTAAATGTTGTAGTACCTACGTTTAATGTGCCTACATTCAGTTGTGACATAAAAATACCTGTACCTTATCCTTTGTATTTATACAAAAGTTGCTATAAATGCGTATCCTATTAACCATGCACACAATCCACCTAACACTTTATAGTATTTTCGGATAGGTGTACCGAAGTATTGCTGTCCAATCATCAAACACTTATGTGCAGGGGATAGTAGATACCCTGAGTATTCTGTTGCCAAGAACCATACAAGATATTGCTGACCAAATATCAATACAAGTGCTGATGTCATTCCTGCATACTTACCAGATGAACCCATAATCCATGCTGCGACTGCTCCCACTATTGATACTGGCACAATCATAGTAGGGTCTGCTGACTTTAGATATACCATGACAGGTTCTTTAATCATACCTACAACACCACCCAAAGCTAATACTATAGTTGCAATGATAGCAAAGTTACCATCAAGATACTTTCCCCAGTTCCAATCTTTGCATAGGATACTATAATAACATGCCATGCCTATGAACCAAGGGAAAAAGAATATTGCCCCTGCCTTACCTACACATAACAAGAACCAAACCGTTGCAATAAATGGTGCCCATCCTCGTAATGCCCTCTGCCAGTTGAAGTCTCGGATATTATCCATGTTTGGTAATACGGATCGAGGATCCACTTTTGAAAATATATACCACCATGTATATCCAAGACATATAAGTAAGCAAGGGAAAGTATAACGTAACATTTCTCCATACGTTATACCCAATGCTGCCATGGGCAATATAATAGTTTTCTCTAGTGGACTCCACCAATAGTAATGATGTGTAGATAGGTAATCAATAATACCAAATGCACTCCTTTTCTTTTTATCAGGTGGTGCAATGGCATCTAGTAATGGTGCTGATAATGCTACACGGCCTGGGATAGGTAACACACCACCCAAGATAGAGGTGATAATAATCATCACCCTGTTGTCTTTGATATATCTCTTTGCTAGTGAGTAAACGTCATTTAATACATGATATTCTCTAATAAATCCACCTAATATCATAATCCCAAAGATATAACCCATGTAGAGTTCTTTCTTTGCGATTGATTCTAAAATGTCAAACATAGTTAAAGTTGATTACCATACGAAAGGAAGCATTTGTTGTTGATGTCCCTGTGTGTTTCATACTATTTGGAAATGTGACTAATCGGTTAGCAACCGATTCTATCTTTGTACCATCTTCAAAGAGTGTGTAACCATCACAGGTGTTCATATAATATAGGGAAGTTTTAAGATAGTCTCTGTCTTCTGCGTCAAGAACATCAACGTGCATACCATGTTCAACTAACGTATCAGTTCCCATGATAAGGTTTGCTTTGATCTTGATTATAGCACAAGGTTGTAACTTCTGCAAGATAGGATATAGAAGTTCACATGAACTGTCAGGTGTATGACGTTCATAAAACATGTGAGTCATCTGTAAGTTACGATGCTTATTATCCTTTGTGTCATCTACAATTTTAGATGCGTTCCAAGGAAAGTAACTGTCCAGTAATCCATGATATATTGCTTCAAACTCTGGAAGTTTGACAAATCTATCTGATATTGTTATGTCACTCATTTTTCTATTACTGCTAAATGAACTCCATTCCAGAAATCATTTGCATCTTCTGATGTCTCTGTAAGGATAGTTCTCTCCCATATAACATTCTTATCTTTGGTGAACTCTTTTGTTTTATCCATCACCCCTTCAAAGTTTGCATCATCAACCACCAGTATATAATCTTTATCTGCATGTTTATGAATATGCTCTAAGTTTGGAATCATATCATGATCGTTAGTAGCATCATAGAATATCACACGAGGGGGATACTGAGGATTGAAATCAACTGCCTGTATGGGTTTAACTGAGAAACCAATAGAACAATCGGTATTCATCCATTTCTCTGCGTTCTTGATAAACTCATCAACTGGATTTGTTATATTTTCATAGTCTTTATGTAAGTCTTTACGTTTTGGTTTGATTACTTCATCTTGGAAATCATCAATAGCATATGCTTTGACAGCACTATTACCATACAATGCAGCAAACACTGTGCTACCCATGTATGCACCCGCATCAACATATACAGTGCCACGTTCTTGGCATAAGTTATTTAATAAATGTCTGACTTTATTTGATGATAAACCTATGACATCATATCCTTTTGGATCGAAGTTAGATTTCTCTTCAACAGCAGCATCGATAGATCTTATTGCAAGATCAACAAGTGGATTCATTTCCTTCCGTTTTTGCTTGTTTAACCTAGATTCTACCACAGATTCACAATAGTTGCAATCCCAACAGTCAAATCTACAAGATTTTATTTTCTCTCGCCAGATATTTATGGGTGCTTCTGGCATGTCAATATCTTCCATGTACTCACTAAAAGTTGGTTGCATCATTTTATCATGACTCGCCCATCTCTCTATAATGTCCATAGACTCTTTCAATCTCATGGCATCTTCTCTACCATGTAACTTGAATACATCAATACCTGCATCTAAGAACTCTTCCCAATCTTCTCTCCAAGGTGGTATGTTTGCTGCTTTGAGTTCACTAGCAGGGTCGTATTGTTCCCAACGTGAGCATGACACACGACTTATAGTGCTGTTAAAGTATTGAGGTTCACTTCCTACTCTCGTTGCATTATATTGATAATGTTCTGGCATGATAGGGCAACCACCCCAACAATGCTCATTAGCTAATAGTGATAACAATACATCATTACCTTTACTATGACAATATTTTTTTGCTTCTACAATGCGATCTAGTAATGGTCTATCTCTCATTACATCACGATCTAGATTTATGTAATGAAACCCTGTACTAGCAAGTGTCACTATCTCATTTGGTTTAGACACTTCTCTAAGTATGGTATTCTTTATCTCTAACTCTGGATACTCCCGTTGTATCTGACCCGTAGAGACCCATGATGTATGAGGTATAGTTGCACACCTTACACCATTATCATATAAAAATTTAAAGTTCTTGATGAATATATCTAAGTTCTTCTGGTCAGGTCTTACCCATATATTATTGAAAGTTGCTGACAGGGGGATACCTGTCTCTTGCGAGATATATAATGCATTTTTTGCAGCACCTTGTGCGTCTCTATCAGTACGAAAAACATCGCCCATTGCATCTTGCATGAATGGGGGCATTCTCGTAGTAAAATAAAGATCGTATAATAAGTTAGAGTGTCTCTTTAAGAAAGGTATAAAGTCGCTATCAATAAACTCAGGACTGAGTTTCGGGTTGATCGGAAGACTGAAGACTCCTGTCCTTAAGGTTGTTGGTCGCATAATCTGATAAGACACCTGCTGTGTCAAATAGTTGTGGGGGTTTTCCTTCCATCATCTTCTCTACTCTGTTCTCTGCTGCTTCTTTAATACCTCCAATGGATTTATTAACTGCTGTTGAGTACATCATAGCAAGATCGGTAACTGCTGCTTGGTCTTCTGGTGCCATTTGCAGCAAGGACTCTAGGTTACCTGCTTGTATTCTACCAGTAGTTAGCAAATCTATCGCACTTTGTTTTCCCATACGAGCAATCCAATACTTATGCTCTTCTACATTTTCTAACTCTTTGTCTTCTAATATTTTTACGATTTCTTCTGGATTTTCAGTCCCTGCCTTTTCCTTAATGATAGCAAAGAAACCATTGAGTTCCTCTTTACATTGGTGGATTTTATTTAACCATATTTGTTTATCGAGATATAGTAACTCTAGTTCATACTGTCTATCAACCTTATGAAACTCATCTTCCTCTTTATCACGAGCAGCAGTAACTCTAGCAATGTCATTAAGACAACGCTTGAACTGTATGGTAGTTTTTTGTAATGCGTTAGTTCTACCCTGTATCTCCATCATTGCTTGACGTACTTGTCTGTATGGGGATACCTGTGAGTTTACAACAAAGTATTCGTTTTGAAATTTAGTTTGCCCAAAGTGTTGTTGTT